ATGGACTAACAGGTTACCTACTAACCCATCTCCGTGCACAACATTCATTACACCAGCTGGGAGACCTGCGTCGTGATATATTTTCATCGCTTCATGAGTAGACCACGGTGCGTCTTCGGAAGGCTTAACTACAACAGTATTACCTTCTACCAGCGCAGGCGCTGCATTCCAAAACATTCCAATAGCTAGGGGAAAATTAAAGGGTGTAACGACTGCTATAACACCTTTAGGTTTACGTATCATATACGAATCTTTATCAGCAAGCTCAGATGCAACGATGTCTCCTGTTGGCGTTCTACCCGAGCCAAACGCAAATTGAGCCATATGTAAAGCTTCGTTTACTTCTGCAATAGACTCGTTATAGTTCTTACCCGTCTCTAAAGAGATAACGCGCGCCAGATCTTCACGTCTTTCATTAACTAATGTAGCAACATTGTTAAGTATCTCAGCTCTTTCAAGTCTACTTTTCGCCTTCCATGTAGCGAAAGCTACTTTAGCATGGTTAATTGCATCCAATACATCCTTTAATGAAGATTGAGGGAATTGATTTAACACCTCACCTGTAGCGGGGTTTATATTATCATAATATGAGTCGCACGACGTATATGCACCGTTTATGTAGTTATCGTATCTTTTCATTTCTCGTCTTTTGTGCTCAGCATTAATCTTTTTACACTCTTGACACAAAAGCCTTTATTCGTCTTGCCACGTTTAATGAGTTCATAAATTACTCCCGTTAACTCTGAGGGCTTAGAGAAAACTTGAACAAGATCGTCTTCTTCACAAACTATAGGTTCATCAGAATAAAATTCCGCATAGCCTTTTTCTTGCCATTCTTTCATCGTGACCGCAACGTCATCTACTTCATAAGCAATGTGATGTATACCGCCAACGCCACCGTTTGTTTTTGCGACCCAGTCGCCAACGATGGATCCGACCGGTCCGTCGCTTACTGCAATTTCTGGAGGTGCATGAAATTCGCAGTTAATAGCTGAATTTTCATCATTTACGCGCTCATCAAGAATAGAAGGCTCATACATAGGTGCACGGTAGATCCATTTTCCTGCCTCAGAACCACGCTCTTCTGGTGGTGCGAGCATGTTAAATTTTGTCGTAGAACCGTCACTAAATTCTAGATCCCATGTTCCCGCGTATTTATATCCAAGACATTCTTCAAGAAACTTTGTTGTCCTCTCTCTGTCTCTTACTCTGTAAGCTATATGGTCTAGTCTCATATAAAATATATTAGTATATAGATCTGCAAAATCCATAAATAATAATATGGATTCAGAATGTACATGTAATTGCGGCCCAACTCCGGGCCCATGGGGACCGGGATGTAAATGTTGTGGTTGTAGATGTCAGCACTGTAAGCATTGTAATGATGGATGTAAGTGCGAATGTCACGAAGAAGAGCCAAAGAATAAATGCTGCATTGGTATTGAAGAGGGCGAGATACAGTAAGTCAGAGAATAAGTACTTGTGATGAACAGCGATCGAGATTTAATTTGGGAAAGCTACCAGCAAGTAACTGAAGATTCACAAACTACGGGTGACCTAAGGATAGATCATCTGACACAGTATATAGACTCTAATATGGCTGCGCATGTAAATCAAGGTACAATTCAATCAGGTGGTGATACTGGCAAGGTTGTACAGAACCTCAAAGGGTACGCGCGTAGTATATTAGCCAACGACCCGAATCAGAGAGAAGCAGTCCGAGCAGAATTACAACGAGCAATGAAACAATATCCGACGCAGCTTGATGAGCCTCGTATAGCTGAAATCTTAGGTGAACCTGGTAAACAGGCGTACAGAGCTCAGAAGTCTGAGCCTGGTCGAGGGCAATGGAATAGACCGTATGGTGTTAAGCGGTCAGATCTTTAATCAACAGGAAGAGCACCAGCATACCAACCTTCAGGCAATTGCATATTATTTTTAGATAATATCCACTCACCGTTCTTAAGAACGTATACTTTACCTTTTACATTTGGGCCAATCCGAACTATTTGAGACTGAGTGTCTACGAAGACGACCTTGGTGGATCCGCATCCCATTAAAATGGTCGCGGTACTAATCAGTAGAATCGTTTTTATTACTTTCATCTTTAGATTTTCTTTCTGCTTCAAGTATACGCTCACGCCAAGCATTTTTCAACGTATCAGGGGTTTTATCTGCATCGGACGCTTTGGTATCTTTCTTTATCTCAGCAGAAAAGAATTCTAAAAGAGCAGCAAATAATTGTTTAAGCCATAACATAAAGATATTTAGGCATAAAAAAAGCCTGGCCTTAAGGCCAGGCTATTAATTGAAGGAACTATCTGTTTAATTAGTGACTAAATGCGTTACCGCCTTTAACATTGCCAACTTTATTACCTTTACCAGTCATATGTGAAACTGCGTCTTTAGCAGCTTTTGGCTTACCACCATCTTCTTGACCGCCTGCATCGCTACTAGCCGAACCACCGTCCGTGCTAAGAGCTGCTTTATTGTTTTTGCCTGTTAAAGCGCCAACAGAGTCGGGGGCTGCCTGGAGCTCAACGTGGCTCTCTGGCATTTCGAGGTCGTCCTCTCCCTCGGTATCTTCAATGTCTTCAATGTCCCCTTCTTCTCCGCCTTCGTCGCCGCGAAGTTCGTCGAGGATACCTTGAAGTTCGCCGATGAGGGATTCTAGACGGCTTGCGACATCGCCGCCTTCGCCCATTTCTTCATCGCCGTCAAGGCCTAGATCGTCTCCGCCTAGGTCCATGTCATTGCCGAGGTCGAGATCGAGATCTCCACCCATTACATCTTCGAAAAGTTTATCGAAACTGGTTTGATTTGATTTTTCCTTCATTGTAGAATTATTTATTTTACTTGCCTCATTTTTTACAGCCTTTTCTGTATTTTTTACTGGATGAGATAGCTTCTCTTCGTTATAAGCCGACTCACCTTTTTTCTTTTTCTTAGTGTCGTTATTGACATCTTCAACACCGTCAGCTGCTTCCGGGCCCGAGTCTTTAGACATCTCGTGACCCTTATCTTGCGCAAATGCACCATTATCAGCCTTCGCGTCCACCGCGGTATTCTCGTTTAATGTTTTTTGCGCCGATTTTTCGCTAATATTGTCAGTGTAAATGCTACTTAGATCTTCAAAATACTTGCTAGACATGTAAATACTTATTAATATTGATGCACTTTTATGAGTAATAAAGAGGAAAATTTCCACGGAGCAGCTGAGAAGCACTACTATCTAGGTAACAAGAACCTCCCTCGAGGTAACACAGAATTCGAGTGGACACCAAAAATGGTTAACGAGCTCAAGAAATGTAAGAGAAATATACTGTTTTTTGCTGAAAACTTCTTTTACATAGTCAACCTTGATCGCGGTAAAGAGCTTATAAAGTTATTCAAATGTCAGAAACGCGTATTACGTGTTTTAAGAGATCATCGATTTGTATCACTATTAGCATCTAGACAGATAGGCAAAACGACGTTAATGACAATATATTGTCTGTGGATCGCATGCTTTGAAGATGATCAGCGCGTTCTTATTGTAGCTAATAAAGAGCAAACTGCGAAAAATATATTTAAGAGAGTTAGATTAGCGTATGAGCTGTTACCGAATTATCTAAAACCAGGAGTTATTGAATATGGTCAAACATCTCTGCTATTATCAAACGGGTCTAGTATCGGTATATCAACTACCTCGTCAGACGCAGGCCGCGGTGATTCATGTAATGTGTTAGTACTGGATGAGCTTGCATTTATTGACAATCACTTGGTAGATCCGTTTTGGAAATCAGTATTTCCTATTATTTCGTCTTCTAAGAAATCAAAAATCTTTATAGCTAGTACGCCAAACGGCTCTGATAACCTTTTCCATAAATTATACACTAATGCTGAAAAGGGAATATCGAATTGGAAGGCAGAACGCGTCGATTGGTGGGAAATTCCTGGCCGCGACGAAGAATGGAAGGAAGATACAATTAAAGCTCTCGGTTCTATGGAAGCATTTAACCAAGAGTTTGGAAATGTATTCATTCAAACAGGTGAGTCAGCCATTGACGATATATTATTCGACCAGTTAAAGCAAGAATGTATAGATCCTGAATATGTATTTGACGATGGTGCCTATTTATTATGGGAAGAGCCAAAACAGGACCATATATACACAGTTGGCGTTGATATCGCTGAAGGTATTGGTGACAACGCTTCAGTAGCTCAAATATTAGACATAACAGATTTAACTAATATTAAACAAGTTGCTGTTTACCATAATAACAAGATATCACCATATAACTTTACAACGAAGCTGAAAGAGATATTACAGCACTGGGGATCGCCCCCAGTAGCGATTGAAAGAAATAATTGCGGTGCACAAGTAGTTGACAACTTGTTTAATTTGCATGCTTATTATAATATGATAAACTTTGCTCCTAATAGTACTGGTAAAGTCAGCTATGATAAGCGAGTTGGTGTAACAGCACATACAAATACCAAATATAAGGGCGTTATGAATATGAGGTATTGGATAAACCAACTTAATGTAATAAGGTTTAGAGATGTAAGGACATTAAACGAACTAAAATCGTTTGTACGCTATCCAAACGGTACATGGTCGGCGAGAAAGGAAGCTGGAGTATTTGATGACCGAGTTATGAGTTTAATATGGTCTTTGATTCCGCTGGAAGGTTCAATAACAGAGAAGTACTACGAGATTATAAGGCGAGATGACAACGGAAAGCCGCTAATTATAAAAGGCATGGATTACGGTGTTAAAGATTTTGTTAATCCGTTGTCAATGTACAGTAATGAGAAGGAAGTTGGATTAAATAATCCAAACCCGGTAGTTTTTGGCTCAACTGAGCAATCTGATGATGATATTTCTCAATTAGAGCAAATGGGATGGAGAATGATGGGTAATAGACCAGATACAGGAGAAGACACTACATGGCTGACAACTTAAACCAATCGATGCTGAACAAGGCACGGGCAGATAAGTTTATACTGTCGTTTAGTATACCAGCTTGCTTAAAAGGAATTGCTGAAAAGACAAACCGCGGTACTTACCATAAAAGCGACAACTCTGTACAGCCTGATAAGCTTCAATATGCAGTATATGGCGCAATTGTACCTACAGTAAGTGTTCCAGCCATCACATTGCCATATGCTGGTCAGCACTTAAAGGCATCAGGTCATGCACGCGATGCATACGACGATGTTACAGTGAATTTCGCGATCGACAATCAATTTAACAATTATTGGTACATCTATAAATGGCTTGATATATTAAACGACGATAGTGAATCGGTATATGACAATAAAGGTGTCGGAACATCTAATACTTTTCCGTACCCAGGCGCAGATGAAGCGAACCGTTCAAGGTTTACGTCAAAAGAGCCTAAAGTAATGGAAGACTATCAAGTGAATTTCTCGTTATACGGTATTAATGAATATAATAAAAATACTGTTGAATTTACATATACAAATGCATTCCCGGTATCATTAGGAGATATCAGCTACAATTATAGAGACTCTAGCGAGATAGATTGCGCATTCACGTTCAGTTTTTCACAATTATTAGTTAAATTGCTTTAGCTCGCGAAAAAATTGCCCTCAAATATACTAAATAATTAAGACTATGGCACTTAGAAATATTACATCACCAGGCGTACAAATTAGCGAAGTAGACGCAATCGGCGGCGCATCGTTTGCAGGCGGGACAAGTGTTCTTATCCCAGGCTTTGCAGCACAAGGACCAGTAGACGAGGTATTCGCTGTTGGCAGTATGGGCGAATTCGAACTAATTTACGGTAAACCAACAAACTCAGCAGAACGCTACTTCTATCAAACTGCGAAAGCAGTTTTCAACGGAGCATCTACAGTCTTAACGACTCGTTTACCATATGGATCTGGTGGCGGGCTCGGTATATCCGATAAGTATACAGCTCTGTTTTATCCAGTGTTTCCGTACCGCGCTACAGACGGTGCTAATGTTGGCGCTAGTGATGAAACTGTTAACATGGGCGTTTCCGGTGGTGCAGGCGGGACATCAGGTGTTTCACTTTCATCAGCCGGTGTAAGTACATACTTATATGGTAAGCCACAATTAGTCGAACTTACTAGAACGCAGTATCAAGATCTACAACAGGGCAATTATACATGGGCCGATAGCGTTAGATTTAACTATAAGTTCACATCTGACAGCTCAACATGGGGTCAAGCCGGTATGATTGTTACAAATCAATCTAGAACAGCCGTTAATGACAAATATGAAGGCTATTACATTGCATTTACTGACAATACTCAGTTAAACCCTGCAACAAACTTCACATCTATTAAGAAACATTTCACGGTAAATGAAAATAGTAATGATTTAACTTTAGAGGTTCCTGTAGCTCGCCGAAACTTTACATTGTCTGGTACACCAACAAGTAATGACGACAGTGTTTCTGAGGTAATGGAAGGAATTGCTTCCTTTGACATTTCTGGTAATGAGTTTAACGACACGTTGACAGTTGGGCTATTCAAGCTCAAGACTTCGATCTTTAGCACAGACGTTCTCAAGTTAGATTATGTTCTTGCTGAGAGCTATCTCGGATCAATGGACGCATGGCGTAAATTGCAAAATCCGGCCGGTGGTAACCCATTAACATTCTTCTTGGGAGATGTTGAAGACGGTTCGCCTAATATTGAGATATTTGTTAACCAGCATATTTCGTATTCCACAGGAACATGGATGGATAGTGCCGGTAATGCGCCTCTTAAGTCTGTAAGAATGCTTACAGACCAGATTTACACTGATTCCAGTGTTGTTTCATTATCTGGCGGTGGCGGCATTTCTACAGCAGCTCTTGATGATATTCGCAGACAGGTTAATAACTGGGGCGGAGAAGCTATTGGGTTTACAAGTGACTCATCGGCAGTTAGTGGTGCTGATGCGTTGATACCGATCGGTACATTCCAGAGCTCAAATCCAACAACTAAGGAAATTGGCAGCGTACCTGATAAGTTGGAAAGACTGTTCAGATCAATTGATAATGTTGACCTAGTTAACATTGATGTTAGTGTTGAAGCAGGATTAGGAACTATCTATACAGGTGCACAATGGAACCAAACATACGGCCCAGCTAACTTACGTGCAGATACGTTTGATGATGAGATTACCATAAACATTGGCGCTATTGATTACGAAGACGGTACTAATACTACAGGTCTATATCAAATAAGTGACGATGCGACGTTTGCTACTGAGCAGTTATCATATAGAGACAACTATAGAGCAGTCTTTAATAAGTTTGACGACTTTGCTCAATTCAACAGAAAAGATCATTTGCATGTTGCAGACGCTCCTAGACATCTGTTCGTACAAGGTATCGATCAAAAGATAATGAATGATAAGCGTAATACATTTACGCAATCAATCTATTGGCCGCTTCGCCATATCTACAGTCATGTTAATTCGAGTTACTCGACAGTATTCGGTAACTGGGGTAAGTGCTACGAGAGTAGTTCTGATAAGATGATGTGGTGCCCGTTCTCAGGCTACGCAGCAGCAACTATGGCTAATAATGATGCAACATATGGTCCATGGTATGCACCAGCTGGATTTACTCGTGGTAGATTTGGTGGATTGATTGATTTAGCGGTTATACCGTCACAAAAACATAGAGATCAACTATATCGGATTAACGTTAACCCGGTAACGCAATTCCCAGGCGAAGGAATGGTAATCTTCGGACAGAAGACATTCTTTAGGAAGCCAAGCGCGTTCGATAGGCTTAATGTACGTAGGTTGTTCTTGTACCTCGAAAAGATGGTACGGAATATTATGAAGTATTACGTGTTTGAACCTAACACCTTGCTAACAAGGACAGCGGTACTCAATCAATTGACTCCGCGGTTTGAAAATATTAGGGTCAATCAAGGCATGTATGACTTCTTAATCGTTTGTGACGATAGAAATAATACGGCAACCACAATTGATGCTAACGAGTTAGTGGTTGACATTTACGTCAAGCCAGTACGTGCTGCTGAGATCATCTTGGTCAACTTCTACGCAACTAGAACCGGTCAAGACTTTAGTGAAATCGTTAGTTAACAATAAATAATTACAAGCTATGCCACAGACACAAAAAATTAAAGACTTCTACACAGTTGCGCAAGCGCGTGACTTTACACGACAATTCCAGTTCAGAGTCTCTAAGATGACTGACCGGGGAACAGACGTCCTTACACCGGACGATCTAGTTTATGTTACAACTGCCGAGCTACCAGCGCGTGCCATTACTAATATTGGGGTACCATACATGGGGCTTCAGTTTAACGTTCCTGGTGCTGCGACATACCCTGGTTCGGATGGTTACCAAATCACATTCCGTTCCGATATGGAGCAAGTCATTCGCAGAGTATTTGAAAACTGGCAGAGAGGCGTTTTCGACGACCGTACCTCAACAGGTAACTACAGAATTAACGCAACATCTCGTATTGTTTTAGACTTGTTAGACAATTCATTCAACACACAACGTCAATATGTTCTACATGGCGTATGGCCACAACAAGTAGGTAACATTGCCTACGACTTGACAGGTACAGGTGACGTTCTTAACTTCCAAGCCACCATGGCTTATCAGTATTGGACCCGCGGTATTATTGAGTAGTATCGAATTACAGTATAGCTTGAGTTTATCCGGTAACCTTAGGGTTATCGGATAAATATTTTATAGATGCCAGACGAGCTATATAATCAGACCGGGAAAAACGCCGCCAGAATGAACGCATATTCATCAGGACGTTCTCCTGTAGCTGTAGGCAGTGATATGATTCATCCGGGTACAGGATTACCATGGAACATCACCGGCGCGCGCACCGCCGGCGCGCGTAACGATTCCGGATTCATTGGAGGCATGCAAGAGCCCGCAAATGCGGGTCCGAGCTATGGCCCAACAACATTAACTTTACCCGAAAGGTTAGCGTTTGAACGAAGTAACGCGAATAGAGCTCTCCCAACTCCTGGGTATGAGATGTCTCAAATTCCGCCAGGCCCGGTTGACCGTCCTCGAGATGATCAGTCTGCACTACAAAAATACGCTGAACAATTTTTAGGATCTGACAGTAAAGTTTGGAACAATATTACGCAGTCGAATGGTGCACCAATTAATGTTAGAGATTCATTCCTCAATGTATTGCAAAAATGGGAGGCTTCCATACCGCTAAATCAGCTTTGGATGGTATTCTTCCCAATACCTGACATTGTTAGAGATGAAGCAATGACAGATTGGGGCGAAAATTCTATTATTAAGATGTCTAGTGACAACGGTTCCGTTAATAGATCTAAGAAATTGTTAAATGGCCCTGAGTTGCAGAAAAATATAGGTTGCGCGTTTGCTCAAACAGTTCAGATACCGCCAGAGCAAGTTGCGATTGATCAAGTAGGTATACCAAATAGTAGAGGATTCTTAGCAGGTCCTGTAATACAGCAAAGACAGCGTTTTGCATCTTTGAATATTGAATTCCTAGAAACTAACGTTTCATTCGTTGATTTTCTAATTAGACCATGGACAATTCTAGGATCACACTTTGGCGCCGTCGCAAGAAAAAACGTCGATATACGTACAAATGTGATGTTAGTAAATTTCGCAAAAGCAGGATTTACGGCAGGCAATGACAGTTCGCCCACAGCGCGTTGTCATGGAGATAGGTATTTAGACAATGAAATTAAAAACCAGCGCGGCTTTGTACCTCGTAAGATTTGGCTTTTTGAAGGATGTCAACCGATTAACGTTTCACAAGAGCGCTATTCATATACACCAGAAGGTTCTGTAGATCGCCGCGATACAGAATGGCTGTTCAAACGATATCAAATTATATTGCCAGAGAAATTGGAAGCCACATTCGCTGACGTTAATAGCAACGAACGAAAAGATGTAGAAAAGCTTCATGACTGCGTAACGGAGAATAATGCCAGTAATAGTTTATATGGCGGACCGGAGGCCATGTCGGAGGAATATTGGGGAACTGCCAAGTCGGATGATTCCCCTCCGCCGTTTGAGCCTGGATCTCCGCAGCACACCGCCGAGATAAACAGATTAAGAGAACAAGGAGCTACTCCCTCTATTTTAGCTATATCCCGAAAATCCGATATTAAGATTCAACAAAAACCCGACGAAGAGCTCAAGAGTAAAGATAAGGAAGGTGAATATATTCATCAAGCACTCGCCAATCGCGTTGATACGTCAGTCAGCGATAACGCTGCTGCTAATGCAATAAAATACTGGTCAGGAATGGATTACAATCCCGACTGGGAGCATGAGTATACCGTCATCGATGGTGTGAGAGTAAAAGACCCCGCGCAGGTTACGAAGAAATGGAAAGACGGTACACCAAGATCTAGTGGTGGCTGGTCTAAGGAAGGCGGGCAACCTAGAAGTTTAGCTCGACTGAGTAGAGGCGCAGCTGATACATTATATGGTGAGAACATGGGCATAACAAACATTACAGGAGATACGCCTGGTGGTGGCGCGTATAATCCTGATACAGGTATGCCCTGGGATGTAACTCACTCCGGCACTGCAGGTGACCAAGGTAATGCAATGCCTGATAGAACAAGATTTCTAGAAGCGTCTCATGGTATTGTAGGTAATGATGCTTTGAATCCAAAACCTGCAGTTCAAAGAGTAGGTGCACAATACGCAGCAGGCCCACCTAAGCGATATGCACTAAATCCAGTTACTGGCCGTAGAGGATCCGACATATTTAGTTTACTTTTCGGTATATAATATTAAGTAATAATTAGTGAGCGAATTCGTATTTCCAATTAATATCTTCAGTCGCGATATTCCGCAAAATTTCCGCGAATTCAAAAATAAACATTACAAGGATATGATCAAAACAATTCTCTGTGAAGACAACAGTGTATTTGAGAGGTTTATTGATAATTTAATTAAGGAGCTTTGTGCAGACGAGGATTTTAATATAGATATATTGACAGGTATAGATAAGTTGTATATCATGCTTATACAAAGAGCTCAGTGTGTATCTACCGAAATAACCTTCACGTCTGAAACTGTTGATGAAGAAAAAGCAAAGGTACAAATACCGGTCAGTATGGCAGATATTATTGAAACACTAGGCGGGTACGAAATACAATATACATATGAAATAACTGATGGCCATATGATTGTAAACGGTACTTTACCTAAAGGTTTGTATTACGATGACGTCTATGATGTTGCTGCAGATACGTTGAGTACAATTA